CGGCCGCTACCGGTGTGGGCGGTGCGGAGCCAGGATCACCATCTGGTTCGACGGCTACACCGATGGCTCCGGTCGCAGGCAAAGCTGCGCCGTTCATCATACCAGTTAATCGTCCACGTCTCCCATACTTCAAGGGCCTTGTATACGGTGAGTACGGCGCCGGTAAAACGTGGCTCCTCGGAACAGCGGCCGATGTTCCCGAGATGCAGGACGTCATTATGGTATCGGCCGAAGGGGGCGATCTCACCCTTGACCCGTACGACCCGGATCACAACTTTGGGAACATTGATCCCGTCAGGGTCAACAGTTACAGCCAAGTTGCCCGGATTTACGACTACCTGAAGCTGCATTGCCACTTCAGAGATCTGCACACCAAGGAAGCCGACGAGAAGCTGGCCAACCTGCAGAAGATTGTCATGCCGGATCAGGCTCCCGATGAAAGGCTGCGTCGGTACAAGACGGTGATCATCGACTCCTTGACAGAGGTCGAGGTCTACTGTATGAATCAGTTGCTGGGTGTGAATGACGCCACGAAGATTGACGAGGAGAGCACAGCAGCTGAGTGGGCGCAGTATCGACAGCAGCACATGATGGTGCAGCGCCTGATCCGCAACTTCCGTGACTTGCCTATGCACGTCCTCTTCACCGCAGCTCGTGCATACATTCAGGACGAGAACAAGCGGCAGATCTATTCACCTATGATGACAGGCAAGCTCGCTGGACAGATCCAAGGCTTCATGGATGTGGTCGGCTACCTGATCATTGGTCAGGCCGCAGATGACCAAACGATTCCTCCGAGGCGTCTGTACATCCAGCAAGGCCCGAGGTTTGCTGCGAAGTCGCGGTTCAGCGCATACAAGAAGCATTACTTCGACAATCCTACCATGGGGTCTATCCTCAGAGACGTAGGCTTGTTGAAGCCTCCAGCTCCCAAGCCAGGTGCAGCACCAGTGAATGCTGCGAAGCCCGCCGAACCTAAGGTAGAGGTTCCTGCGGCTACACCAACTCAGGCTTAACCCTAACCTAATGCAGGGCACCATAGAACTGCTGCCGCTGCAATAAGGAGAGACTGACGATGACGATGAGCGATACGTTTGAAGAGGCGGCTGGCGTCTCCCTGGGTACCACGGCCGAAGCTGAGGGCGTGGATACGGAAGAGGGAGAAGGCATTGTCGTTGATCTCGGCGGCGTAAACGAGGCGGGCAATTTCGTTGCCATGCCTCGTGGTCTGTACGACGTAACCGTAGCCCAGTTGGACTACGGCAAGAGCCAGCGCTCCAACAATCCCATGTGGACCTGGATCTTCGAGATCGACGGCGGCGAATACAACGGCCGCAAGCTGTTCTACCACACCGTCTTCAACGAAGGCGGTCTGCCACGGGTGAAGCGTACACTGGCACGTATCCAGACGGACGACGGCTACCCGCAGCAGCTGCTGACGCAACGCTTCAACCCGCAGGTCGTCGCCGACGAGGGCCGCCTGCTCGGTGCGCGTGCCAAGGTTCGCCTTGACATTCGCACCTACCAGGGCAAGAAGCAGAACGACATCAAGGACGTCCTACCTCCGGGCACGGCGTCTGGTGCTGCAGGCGCCTCCGGGGCTTTCGCAGGCGTCTGACCAAGACAGCGTACGACGTGCATGAGCCGTAAGCCGTGAGTACCAGCGGGGGCGTGTTGCCCTCGCTGGCTTTCTCTTCACAGACAGGAGAACCTGATGACAATAAAGGTACACCGCTCCTTCGTTCTACACAGCGGAGGACTCGATAGCTCGACAGCCTTGGCGATGGCAGTCGATCAGATGAACAACACATTCGACGGCATCTCGCGCAGCGTGGTCAGCATCTCTGTGAACTACGGCCAGCGCCATCTGAAGGAGACACAGCTTGCTGATCAGCTGTGCACGTTCTTCGGTGTGCCTCACGAAATCGTCGACATGGCAGAACCTCCGAAGTCCCTCCTAACGTCTCCCGAGGAAGATCTGCCCAATGCCAGCTATGCTGACCTCCCCGAGGGTATCTCTCCCACATACGTGCCTTTCCGCAACGGCCAGCTACTGTCGCGCATCGCCGGAATCGCACAGGGCTGGATCATGGACATAGAGAAGAATAATCACGAGCTAGACATATCGGAGGACTGGTTTGAGCCTAGCGCCTCCGTCTGGTTCGGTGCACATGCTGATGATGCAGCTCGCGACGCCTACCCCGACTGCACGCCGGAGTTCATCGGCGCGATGGCGACGGCGATCTACCTAGGCACGTACTTCAAGGTGCGCCTCATCACTCCGTTCACGCATATGACGAAGGACAAGATTGTCGAGATCGGCAGGAAGCTTGATCTCCCATACAACCTCACGTGGAGCTGCTACGGAGGCGGCGAGCATCACTGCGGTACTTGCCCCACATGTCGTGCCCGCAAGGATGCTTTCGTGATGGCCGGCTACTACGACCCTACGGTGTACGAACACGTCGCCACCTAACTGGCGCCTGAATGAGGTTCACATAAAGACCCTGGGAGAGTTCCCAGGGTCCTAGGAGGTTATCAAGCCATGAGCTTCGGGATCAGCCGAAGGATTGAGATCGACATGGGGCATCGTGTCCCCACTCACGGAAGCAAGTGCTGGAACTGGCATGGGCACCGCTACGTGATCATTGCTCATTGCCAGGGAGACATACTCCAGGACTCGGGAGTTCAGACCGATATGGTCATGGACTTTGGCTTCCTGAAGGACGTGATGATGAAGTGGATCTACAACTACTGCGACCACGGTATGGTCGTGTGGAGCGAAGATCCCTGGCTGCGGCGAATGGTGGTGGCTGAAGAGTACATCACTGCGGCTAAGGAGACCATCAAGCACATCGCCTTGCAGGGCAAGCCCTCATGGGCTTTCATCCCCGAAGAGCGAGATATGGGGCAGAGCAAGGTGCTGCTAGTGCCGTTCATCCCGACAGCCGAGCGTCTCGCTGAGTTCTGGTTTGCCCTCATGCAGAACGACATCAGGGAACGCTCCGCGGGGATGGCCGAACTCATCCAGGTCGAGGTTCACGAAACCCCCAACTGTCATGCGATGGTCCCATGAGCACAGGCAGCGAACACATCCACCCGGATCTCGAACACCACGAGATCAAGACTATTCCGACGGTCGAGGTCTTCGGCCCGACGATCCAAGGTGAAGGTGCCCTCACAGGAGTGGTGACACACTTCATCAGGCTTGGGGGTTGCACGTACCGATGCAGCTGGTGTGACTCCATGCATGCTGTGGATCCTGAGCTCATCAAGCGATACGCTGAGCGACTGACGCCTATGGGCATCGTCAACAGGATCCAAGGGCTTGCAGGCGCTGCGAAGTGGATCACCATCAGCGGCGGCGATCCTGTGATCCATGATCTGGGTGTCCTCGTGCGGGCTCTTCGCATTCGGGACTACCGTGTTGCTGTGGAGACTCAGGGGAAGCTCTACAAGCATTGGCTCACGGCTGCTGACTATGTCACCGTCTCACCCAAGCCACCATCTAGTGGTATGGCCAGCCAGCTGGACGAAATCATCCTGCGGGAGTACGATCGCCACCTCAGCGGTGAGCGGCAGTGGTCGTTCAAGGTGGTGGTGTTCGATCGGGCAGACTTCATGTGGGCAATGAGGCTACACAGAGTCTTCAAGCATGTCCCGTTCTACATCAGCGTCGGCACGCCTCGTCCAGATATGACCCCAGGGTCACACGATCCCGATGTCGTGGCTCTGGAAGTCCTCGAGCGCTATCGGGAGATCATCAAACTGGCCCACGAGATGGGTGCAGCTGACATCGCAATCACCCCCCAGATGCACGTGTTGCTCTGGGGACACAAGCAGGGAGTCTAACGTCATGGTCAAGATCAAGAAAGTCAGGGGTAGGGGGAAGCCTGTCACCTTCCAAGACTTCCCTGGCGTTGCGAGTGCAGCATCATTCGATGAGCTGGCCCGGGAGTCTAACGGGGAGCCTCTCGCAGGTGAATCGGGTTTTCCGAACATTCCGCCAGTTGCCCCGAGGCATCCTCATCTGGACATGTGTGAGGTCATCAACAAGATGCTCGGCAGCACCTACGAGAGTGACGCGGAGATCGAGAAGACGGCCGAGCGCTTCATCAGGTACCTGGCGGAGTTCAATCGGCCCTATATGCCCTCAGAAGTCCTGGGGGAGTTGTTCATTGGGGCGAAGGTCCAGACAGTTGGTGGGATGATAGTCGAGAACAACATCCCATTCCGCATGATGTGTTCTCATCATCTCCTGCCTGCGATCGGCCAAGCGTGGGTAGGCTACATCCCGAGGAAGCATGTCGTTGGACTCTCGAAGATACCTCGTCTTGTCCAGGCAGTGGGCACGAGCCGTCCAGGGATGCAGGAGGTCTTCGCCGAGGAGATCGCCGACGTCCTCCACGACTACGTCGACGCTAACGGCACTATTGTTGTGGTTCGCAGCGTCCATACTTGTATGGCTTGCCGTGGTATCTACACTCCTGATGTCACGACATCTACATCCTGTGTCCGCGGCCTCTTCCGAGACGTGCCCCAAGCCAGGAGTGAATTCTTCAGCCTTGCCGACCTCAAGGGGAAATAACAGCACGCCATGACCATATCCTCATCCACATCTCCCACGCCGCTGAGCGCAGATGAGATCGCTGCACTCCGCAAGTTGCCGGTGTTCAGCATCACCGGATGGCTACGCAACCTCGCGAACATGTTAGACGCGGGCAACATCACGATGTACGGTATGTCCATCGGCATGGATAACGAAGACTTGGTGACCTCCTTGCGCTTCAAGGTTACCAAGCCCGAGCTCCTCGAAGCGCTGTCCAAGCACGACACCCCAAGGCCTTCCAGCACCGCCGACGAGATGGCTAATGGTGCAATGGCAGAGGTTATCAAGCCATGAGCATGCCCAATATATGCCGCTTCGCCCCTGTGTGTCCGCCACGGATCCTCAAGGGGCTGCAGCTTCTGTCGAGGCAATGCCTCGGCAGTTACCACCTGCTGTTGGCTCACGACGTCGCTGCCAATCCACAGATGTACCGAGGGCTGTTCCACGATGACATGTTCATCATCATGGACAACAGCGTGATCGAGCTGGGGCATCCTGTGGATGCCGATACCATGCGGGAAGCCCTTGCCATTGTCCCTCAGACGAAGGCTATTGTCCTTCCCGACGTCATGAAGGACAAAGATGCGACGATCGAACGCTGCGCCGAGTTTGCCGACGCCTACAGCCCTCTGCTGCGCTCCGATCAATACTTCATGGCTGTCCCTCAGGGGAACAGCCTGCAGGAACTCCAGGAGTGTGCATGGGAGCTGAAGCACCTCCAAGGTGTAGAGTTCTGGGGCGTTGGCCGCTTTGTCACAGAGGTGATCGGCAGCCGCAAGGAGTTCCTGAACTGGCTCTACATCCACATGCGGAGAACGGAGACAGAGCACAATCGCTTTATCCACCTGCTAGGCTTCAGCGACGACTTCATGGACGACATGTTCTGCAGCCGCAAGCTGGGCGTCATGGGCATCGACAGCGCTGTGCCGATACGCTTGGGGCAGCGAGGGCAGATGATGGAGTTCGGCCTTCTACCGCATTCCAAACGAGGGCCTACTTGGTGGGACGAAGTGCAGATTCCCATCGAACCTGCGACAGTAGCTAACCTGTCGCTCGTGCGTTCCTGGGTAACATTGGGAGGCTAAGATCATGGTACTACGTCCAGAAGGTGGCTATCAGCCAGAAGGCGATGGCAATCCTATGGGTCCCACACCCAAGGGAGGCAGCTCTGTATCGCCACCAAAGCCTCCTCCCGATACCTTCACACGGCCGTTTGAGGCTCAGATGGAGCTGAAGAAGATGCAGCTCCAGCTCATGAAGCTGGAGAGTATGGCCGGCATGATGGTCCAGCTCCTACAACTGCTCACCGACAAGGGTATACGCAGCGGCGAGATCCATGGCACTGAACGTGCCTTGGCTCAGCAGTTCATCGAGAAGCTCCTACTACATCGCATAGAGATGCAGAAGCCTGTCGACGTCCGCTGGGAGAATCCTCTCGGGGCACTAAGTGCCTACACCATTGTCCGCAGCACTGAAGAGCCGAAGTAGTAGCATGCCGGGATTGCTTGCAGGTCCTACACCACCTTGCCCTAGCTCCATTGGAGCTTGTGCTGGATGCCCCTTTGGTGGTCCGAAGTGTGGGTCCCGCGGCAATCCCGCTGCACCTATCGTATTCATTGGGGAGGCGCCAGGAGTTCAGGAGCTGACATCCAAGTGGCCCTTAACTGGGCCCTCAGGTGATGTCTTCTGGCGGACACTCCCCAAGGGACTACGTGAACTGGGTATCTCCCCAGAGGATGATATCCTAGTCCTGAATGCCCTACAATGTAGACCTCCTACATCTAAGGAGCCTGCAAAGAATATGGCCTTGGTGTCACAGGGGAGTCTTGTATGCAAGGACCGTCTGATCAAGCAGGTGACGGAGTTCCCTCGCAAGGTCATTGTGACCATGGGGAATCATGCGACACGGATCATACTGAACAATCCAAACCTGAAGATCACCCAGATCAGGGGGGCATTGTTCCCGAGCCCGCTTGCATCTATTGGGGTGATCCCGGCAGTGCATCCCGCAGCCTTGTTACGTGGTACAGGGAACTACCGCCAGTTCAAAGCAGACATACAATATGCTTTCGACTTACTCCGTGGGCTCCCTCCCAAGAAGCCGATTGAGCCTACCTGGGAAGTCGCAGAAAGCCCCAGCGACGTCAGACGCTTTGTGCTGGAACTCTTCGACAAGCCTTACATTGCTAGCGATGTAGAGACGGGGGGCTTCGACCCTCTAGAGGATGAGATCCTAGCTATCGGTATGTGTGCTGATCCAGAGAAGGCATACATAGTCCCTGGGGAACTGGTATCGCATCTGAAGCCATTGTTCGAACACAAAGGCCCGAAGTTCATCTACCATAACGGCAAGTTTGATATGCGGTTTGTCCGCCGCGATATCTCACCTGCGGCTCGTGTAGATGAAGACACTATGCTGCTGAGCTACACCTTGGATGAGAACGGAGGCATCCACGACCTAGAGCAAGTCGCAGGCGACATGATAGGTGCGCCTGACTACAAGCATATGCTTAGGCCCTACCTGCCCAAGAAGGCGACTAGCTATCGTGTCATCCCCAAGGATGTCCTCTACAAGTACCTTGCACTAGACACATCTAACACCAGGCAGATCTTTAGTCCCCTGCGGAATCAGGTCAATGAAGACCGCAAGCTACAGATGCTATACGAGAAGGTGCTGCTGAAGAGCTCCGAGTACCTGTACAAGATCGAGAAGCGGGGCATCATGGTATGTCCCAACCGTGTTGAGCGTCAAGGGCGGAAACTGCAGAAGGAGATTGATGATGCCTATGCGCGTCTCCAAGCCCAAGTTAGAGCCCGAGGTATTGCAGAAGTTAACCCAAGCAGTCCCAAGCAGCTTGCCGCATTCCTGTTTGATGTACTTAAACTGGTGCCTCCTAGGCGTGGCAGTCGCAGTACAGCTAAGGAGGTACTGGATGCGTTACCTAAGCACGCCTTCATTGTGGCGCTAAGAGAGTACCGCAAAGCCCAGAAAGCCAAGAGCACTTACGTCGATAGCCTGAAGCGCAACGTCAAGAGGGATGGCCGTGTACATGCAACGTTCCTTATCCACGGTACACGCACGGGGCGCTTGTCAAGCCGTAAGCCCAACATGCAGAACGTTCCGCGCTCTACGGAACTTCGCGGTATGTATATGGCTGCTCCAGGATATGTCTTCATTAAGGTCGACCTTAATCAGGCCGAACTGCGGTCACTTGCTTGTACAAGTCTCGACGAATATCTCCTCGAGGTGTACCTGTCGAATACACGTTCGCTCCACAAGGAGACCGCCGAGGAGTTTTACCCTGGATGGAAGTCCCGTAAGGATACCCCCCAAGGGAAGGAAGAGCTCATCAGAGCCAAGGCAGTTAACTTTGGAGTGGTCTACGGACGTACTGCCGAGAGCCTAGCTGACGAGTATAAGATCCCTGTGCAGGAAGCACAGAAGTGGATTGACAGGTGGTTCAAGAGGAGCCCCAAGGCGAAGGCCTTCATCGACAGATGCCGTGCAGCGCCTATCACGGGGACCACCTTGGTGACCCCCTTCGGCCGGAAGAAGCGCCACATGATCGTGACGCGGGAGAACTTACAGGGCCTTCAGAACGAGGCGAGTAACTTTCCGCATCAGTCTATCGCTTCCGAGATATGTGGTCTGGGAGCAGCTAGGGCAGCTGATATCCTAGAGCCGTTCGGAATCTACCCTGTTAACGCTGTTCATGATGAGACCATGTTTGAGTGTCCCGACATCCCAGAGGTGATCGCGTGGGCCAAGTGGGTTATCGAACAGTGCATGGAATCCATTGCTCCAGAGTGGGGCTTGGATGCAGTACCCTTCAAGGCAGAAGGGGATGTTGGGAGACGCTGGAGTATCTACCGGAGTATCAAGTATGACTACAAACCAGCTACCACCGAACAAGGCTACGCGCCACCAGATAATGTACGGGAGGCCATTAGGTCTTTCAACAGTCATCTTCCAGTATTGGGCTCTATGCCAGAAGATACGGCACCAGAGGCCCTGCCCTACTACCTTCGAATCCGCCAGCAAGGAGATCCGGAGGATCACGACCTTGACGAAGACCTTGCCGATGGAGACGTCGACGACCTCACTCCATACGGCTTTGTCAAGACTGATGATAGCCATCCTGAATGACCCCAGACAAGGACACCCAATCCATGGCGAACAAAGACATGATCCCAGGGCTTCGAACCATACTCGCACAGTCACAGACCTCTGGAGAGGTTGAAGAGCTTCCGGCGAGATGCTGTGGCCGCTGCGCTCACGGCCACATGCCTGAGTTTCCTCCAGGGATGCCTATCGACTTCAGCGTGCGTGAGTGCCACGCGCAGCCTCCGCATACACAGTTCTTCATGGTGCCCGCAGGCCCTCCAACGAAGGACGGTCGGCAGAACTTCAACATCATGGAGCACACTGGCTGGCCCAAAGTCAAGAGCAACAAGGTCTGTGGGATGTTCTGGAACGGACGGCCATCACAGTTACAGCCACAGGAAGGCACAACCACGCGCGACAGCGACCCCGCGTAACCTAGGAACGGCTCCGCCTACTAGCTCGAGGCCCCCGCAAACAGGAAATTGAGGCACACCATGTCAGAGTTCTACGCTGCTACCAGCCGTGAGTTGTCGACAGCTTATGTCGGTACCATTGGTTTCACCATGTCGGTTGAAAGCCTATGCCATACGATCGATCAGCTGTCTGCTACTTGCCATGCCTGGAACAACCATGTCGGCTGGTGGAGTGACCTGCCGCATTACGTCAAGACAGGCGAGGTTACTCCGCTGGCGCGGAACAGCGGTGAGCAGTTCATGCTCATGGTGAGCGAGATCAGCGAGGCCATGGAAGGCGATCGCACCAGTGCCATGAGCGACAAGATCCCTGAGTTCACAGCTGTGGAGGAAGAGCTCGCCGACGCCTTGATCCGGATCCTCGACTACGCAGGTGCACGGCAGTTGCGGCTTGGCGATGCTATGAAGGCGAAGTTCAAGTACAACATGAACAGGCCTGATCACCTGCTGGAGAACAGAGCGAAGAAAGGAGGCAAGCAGTACTGACCATGACACATCGTACGCCGATGCCGGGCGGCAATATAATGATCCCGGCAAAAGGCAGCCGTTGGAGGCATACCAAGGGCCAAGTCTACGTTGTCACCGGGTGGAGCAATATGCGTTCACTTATGGCAACGGCTACAGAGGAGGACCTCGAGAGGCGCGAAAAATACCCGCCTAGAGTTCACTATTCTCTGGAGCATTGCGAGGCTCAGATGCTTGATCAGTACAGCCGTGAGCTGCACGATTGGGACCGAAGCTTCACACCAGTAATATAGGAGGTGGGTGCTGTGGGCTTCGACCATGTCGACAAGAAGTTCGCACCCAAGAAGCCTATCAAACTGGAGTGCGAAGACTGTGGGAGTACCAAGGACGTCCGTACAATTGACTGTGTGCCTAGCCATCTACTAGGTGCACCTGACGAGCATGCATTATGCAAAGACTGCCGGGTCTACTTCTACATGAACCACAAGCGCAAAGGAAAGGGGCCGTAAGGCCCCTTTCTTATTGCATGCTGCCCGCTTTACGGGGAGCCGCTGGTAGTCGGTGGTACAGGCTTTTCCGACAATAGAGTTGCCGCAGCCCCTAGTATCGCAGCATCAGCAGCAGGCAGCCCAGCAGCAGTTGCCACCGAGCTCACCACAGTGCCAGAGGACCCCGTGGGTGCAGCAGCGGTCACGGCCTTGACGACCGTTGCCAGAGACGGGGTGTTGGATGCGTTGAGATAGTTGCCTGCTAGACCGTTCAGCACCCCCATGATGAACTTGTAGAACCCACTGGAGGTCGAGGTGACCGGGGGAAGGTAGGGCATCACGTGCGTGATGACACCCGCCAGCATGAAGAACAACAAGAGCAGCATGGGGATCTCCTTGACGGGGACCCCGAACATGACAAGCAGCTGCGAGAGGGTGGTCGTATCCATCAGGTTGACTCCGGTGTGTTAGTTGTTGGGTTGATGCCGAGGGAGACGTCCTCCTGAGCCATCAGCTGATCGGCAGTCGGCTGGGCTGTTGTAGGTTGAGGAGGTTGAGGAGGAGAAGGAGGAGGAGGAGGAACCATTGGGACGACATTGCCGTCGGGGGCTGTGCCTGCTTGGATTGCCTGCCAAGCCTTGTTGCAAGCATTGACGCGGTCCTGCAGCTGAGTGAGGCCGCCGTTAATGCGGCGCGACAGATTGGTCAGTTCCCATTGGTCGGCATACATGTTGCAGCGTAAGGCATTCCAGTTCCAGCAGGCAGCTTCAGCTGCACCGGCCATCGACTCCATCCAGGTCGCCATGTCTTGCGGAGTCCTACCGAAGGCATGTGCAAGCTGTGCGTAGGCATCGCGGCCTGTCGTCTGGATTAGCCCACGCCCTCGGAACATATAGCCGTCACCGCTGGACGGGGGACCATTGCCCATACGGTTGCCATACACGTAGTTGCCTAGAGCTTCTGGATGGCATGCGTATGGGATAGCGTCGGTCGTGGTCTTGAAGCGGCTCGGCCACACCACAACTAGGCGGGATGCGCTGTAGTAGAGATCCTCGATCAGGTCACGGAAACCAGAGCTTTCGATAGCACACTGCCCGATGAAAGCACCTGCACGGCGTGGTGTG